TATAATACCTGTTCCTTCACTTAATGAACCAGAGCCTAAAGCTACTTGGCCATTCATTTTAACGTTCATCCATGTAGAGCTACTAGCAGCTGCTGGATAGCCTTCTGCTATAAATTCTAAATCATTGTTATTACCTCCATCAGTTCCTTTGTATCTTATTTCATGGCCCGTTGTTGCTGTTGAAAACCCAAATCTTAAACTTGCATCATTATTATTAGCTACTAAATTAATTGAAGAATTACTACCTGTAGCTTGACTGCCAGAAGTATTTATTACAAGTGGGCCTTTTAAAGTACCACCAGCTGCGTATAAATTTCCACTTGCACTTATATCACCTGAGGCTGTTATATGTAAATCTACCAATAAGTCACCTCCAAGATGTACATCAGCTAATGGCGTACCTATACCATTAGTTCCTATTCTATTTGTAGAAGCATCGGTTTTAAATAAAGGATTATTGGAAGAACCTTTAATTGTTAAATCTACATTATTACTTCCATCATTGAATGTAATATCGTGTGGAGCTCCTGATGCATCATTTAAATCTAGATATGATATACCCCCTACATCAAATCTAATTCTATCCTCTGTAAAATTAATCTGAGTGTGAGTGTCACCAGTATGTTTAATGTATTGATCAATATACAAATCTTTAGATATTAAATCACCACTTGCACTTATATCACCTGAGGCTGTTATATTAGTGAATGTTTGGAGTGAACTTGAAAATATTCCACTTGGTAATTGGGCTGAACTTGAAAATAATGTGTTAGATAATTCACTTTCTGCTGTGTCTAACCTTGTACTAATTGATGCACTTGGTGCTGTGAAAGCTCCTGAAATGTCTGATGCTATTTGAGCTGAGCTACTTACTAATGTTCCAGCTAATTCTGTTTCAGCTGTTGTTAATCTTGTAGATATAGAAGCACTTGGTGCTGTAAACGCTCCTGATATAGGTGTTGCTATTTGATCTGAACTACTTATTAAAGTGCCTGCTAATTCTGTTTCTGCCGTTGTTAATCTTGTAGATATCGAAGCACTTGGTGCTGTGAAAGCTCCTGAAATTGGTGCAGCAATTTGATCTGAGCTGCTTATTAAAGTTCCAGCTAATTCTGTTTCAGCAGTAGTTAATCTTGTACTAATCGAAGCACTTGGTGCTGTAAACGCTCCTGATATAGGTGTTGCTATTTGATCTGAACTTGAAATCAATGTTCCTGCCAATTCCGTTTCTGCGGTTGTTAATCGTGTACTAATCGAAGCGCTAGGTGCTGTAAAGGCACCTGATATGTCACTTGCTATTTGAGCTGAACTACTTATTAATGGTTTTGCTGTTGAGCCTGCTTCTACTGATACTAATCTTGATGAAAAAGAAGATGAAGCTGCTCCAAAAGATCCTGTTATTCCCGCTGATGTTAGGCTTCTTATTAATGTAGCATTTGTTCCTAAAGCACCTGATATGGCTGTTCCTATTTGTGCTGAACTTGAAATTAAAGTTCCTGCCAATTCCGTTTCTGCGGTTGTTAACCTTGTACTAATCGAAGCACTTGGTGCTACGAAGGCACCTGATATAGGAGTTGCGATTTGATCTGAACTACTTATTAGGGTTCCAGCTAATTCTGTTTCGGCCGTTGTTAATCTTGTTGAAATGGATGCACTAGGTGCTACGAAAGCACCTGAGATAGCTACTTTTATTTGGTTTGAACTACTTAATGCTCCATTGAAAATTCCTGAAAAATGGCTAGCGCTTATCGCTCCACTTGCACTTATAATACCACTAGATGTTATATCTCCTGTAAATGTATGTGTATCTCCTTGTTCATTACCAAATATTGAATTACCTTCTGTAGATAATAAACCTTTACTATATATATTTCCACTTGCACTAATATCACCAGATGCTGTTATATTACCCGTTACTCTAAGTTCACTTGAACTTATATACCCTGCTGTTTGTAAGTGTTGACTTGCTGTTATATTTGTTGTAATTATATTACTTGCTCTTAACTCTGTTGTTGTTACATTAAGGGCATGACTTCTACTTACAAAAGTGTCTTTAAAATAGTTTGTAGGAGAACCTAAATCGTATGTTCCATTTCCTGCGGGAATAATAGAACCTGTTGTTTCTATTCCTAAAAGTATTGTAGAAGAAGCTGAAGTATGAAATAAAGTACCACTAATTAATAGTGATCCTGAATTTAATGAAGCTGTTTGTGCTGATATATTGATTAAAGAAGAAGTTATTCCTGTTATTAATCTACCATCCCCTACAAATTGATCTGCTACCACATTTGCACTTGTACTTATAATACCACTAGATGTAATTGATGTTGATGTTATACTTCCTTTAATATCAATACTTCCTGTATTTTCGCCATTTAATAATATGTTTGAATCTATTAAATTAGCATATTGCCCCTCAGTAGGTTTTTTACCTGTTTCGAAGTATCCTTTTAATGTATTTCTATTTTTGCTTGCCATTTATATATTAGTTTATGCTATTCCTTTATCATCAAATTCATCAAAACCTATTCCTGTTCCTTCTGTTCCTATTTTTTGTTCCCCTTTTCTAACATCTTCTCTTGTCTTAGCAGAATCCCCAGTAGTTACAATTTCTGTACCAAATTTAACAACAGATTTGCTATAAAATTTAGGTGGGGATTTAGCTAATTCAGCGCTCATAGCGTCCGTTATTATATATCCTTGTAAATCTAAACCAAATTCTGTTTTTACTACTCTATTGGATCCTTGGGCTACTTCTACTCTATTTGTAAAAGAATCAATTCTTGCATTAAATTTAAACCTTTCTGGATCCCCCCAATAAGAATCTGATGCATAATTGATAGCTTCTGTTATTTTGTTATTCTGAGCCACATAATCTGTCCAAATTATAAAAGAATATTTCAATTTGACATAATCAGGTATTACAACAGCGTGAAATTCTTTTTGTGGACTTCTACCTTGTAATAACGTAAAATTATCATATTGATTTCTTTTAGTATATTTTTTCTGTGATACATAGTAAAGCTGAGGATTATTAGCGTCCATTTTATTACCTAAGTCTCTTCTTTTTTCTACAGTATTCCTTTTAAACATAATTATAGGAGTCTGGATTTTTCCTTCCTTATCTCTATAATACCCATCTCGTTGAACTGATTTCCATCTTTCTGGAGCCCCATAAATTAAAGGCACATCTAATCTATCACCATTCATAATTACGGATGGTTTAATTACATTGTCAAAATAATATTTTATAGCTTCATCATGGTCTTGTAAACCTATTGAAATATCTTTTGTAGTATCTGTATCTCTTCTTGTTATCGCCCCTCTATTTACTGGTGTTTTTTGGGCTTGACGATTAGTAGGGGAAATATCTCCTATAGGGAATGATGGATTATCAGGATTAGCCCCATCTTTAGGAGCCTGTAAATTCTGTCTAAGAATTTCATTTTGTCTTAAAGGTATGGGTCTTTGGAATTTATTTGAATTATCTTCTGCCATTTTATCCTAGTAAATTTGCTGTTCCATCAGTTATTTTATTAGTAGATGGATACTTTCCACCTCTTAAAGGTATTAAATTTAATTTTTCTACTCTTGATAAATGAGCATTTAATATAATAGAATGATTATTACCAAAATCTGTTGCCCCTGTTGAAATAGCATAATCAGGGTCTTTACCTAATATTAAATCATTTTCAATTTTAGTATCTACCTCATAAAAATTATTTCTAAAAAGTAATATATCTCCCACTTCTGATACTAAGTTTATATCTACTAGTCCCTCTCTTAAAAATCTAAAATTAAGGGTTTGATTAACGTCAGATCCAAAATCATCGGACGACCATGACTGGTCTTCTCTATTGATTAAACACGCGATTCTTACGGGTTCATAATACATTTTGCCCATAGACTCACCATAAACATTAGCGGTTGTTTTTTCAAGCGCAAATTTATAGTATCCAACTTCTGTTTGGATAATATCATTAATAAGTTCTTTATTAATAGTATTAAATAAGCATATGTCTCGTGATCCCCCAAATAATGCCATTATATTCTTTTTAGTGTTTCTGGTTTTATTTTAAAAGATTTTACACCTGGTACTCTTAAATCATTCATAGATCTGTCAGATGTTAAAATATCTTTTTTCATTTTTTCTAAATCTTGTCTCGCATTTCCTCTTGTTATAAATTTATTTTTAACTAAAGTATAT